CGACACCTACTTCGGCGTGAATGCGACGAAGACGCCGGGCGGCATGCAGTATGGCGTGAACGTCGGGCGCGATGGCGCGTTCTTGTCTGGCAACTACAACCCGACGCGCCGTGATGTGAACATCATGGGCGGCTATGAGCGCAGGTTCCAAGAAGGCGGCCCGGTGACGCCGCGCAGGCTTGGCTCGATGATCGTGCCGCCTGAAGAGCAGGGCGCCGTTAGTCCGAGCTGGCAAGGCGTCGGCGAAGGATTGCAGACTGTTGCGTCTGGCATTGGGCCCGCGTTGCAGAGCGCTGGCGAATATGTCTCGTCTGTCAGCCCCGGCCAGTTTGTCAGCGACGTCGGCACGGTTGCTGGTCACATGTACGAAGCTGCAAAAGAAAACCCCGCAGAGTTTATCGGCGGTGCAATGCCGCTTATTGGCAACATCTACTCAGCAAAAGACGTATCAGAGCTGAAGGACAAGATCCGCGCTGCACGCGAAGCCGGTCGTGAAGACATCGCGCAAACGCTGGAGAAGTTCGCACCGCTCGCAGCCGCTGGCGCTGTCATGCCGTTTGGCGCTGGTGCAGCAACAGGCGCTGTTGTTCGAGGCGCGGAGCGCGCCGCTGCAAAGGGCGCAGCAAAAGACATCGCAAAGCTCACCGATGATGTTGCAGCAACTGACAAGGCAGCCGTCGAAGGCGTCGTGTCATCCGCTGAACATGCCGCCGCTGTCGAAGCGCCGCAGGTGCCGCAGTCCGTGTTCCAACCCGAACCAGTCATGACTGCGTTTGAAAACACGCCTACACCAGAAGTGATGCGTGAAAGCATCATTGGTGAGATCTCGCAGTCGATCGCGGCCAGCGATGGCGCAGTCGCAAAGCTCCCAACAACAATGGGCCTCGGCCCGATGTACGTTGTCGATAGCGGTGTGCAGCCAGAAGGCAAAGGATTCATCCTTGCCGGTACGACCAACAAGAATGCATCCGCGCAGATCGAGGGCATCTCGCCTCTGCTTGAGAAATATTCCGATATGGCCTTGAACCCGGATCAGTGGGCGACAGGCATGGCAGAAGCAACCGGCAACGCAAATGTTGTCGCGCCTCCGTATCGCTTCATGAAAGAGATCCTGCCCGGTGGTGACTACGAAGTCATCCTCAAGAATATGACGCCGGGTCAGGTCGCCGAGCGTAAGCAAGGCATCGCAGCCGGCAAAGAGTTCTTCGATGCATTCGTCAACGGACAAATGAAGGTCGAAGACACTGGCAAGCTCTTCATGTGGGGCATGCTGTCGCGCGGTGTTAATCCTTACACCCATGAAGGCCTGTTCATCGACGCATTCAGAGGCATTGAGCCTTGGATCAAGATGGCGGCTGAAGGCAAGTTCACCAAAGAAGTCGCTGAAGGCCCCTACAAAGAATGGGCCGCAAGCAGTGCGCAAAAAGGATCAGGTCAGCCCGGCGCTGGCGCTATGCACAACCTCAATGCGTTTGGCGAAGACTTCCTGCTGAAGATGGGAACGCCCGGCGCTGATGGCATTACGCCATTGCAGAAGCTTCACGATCTCATGTGCGACCCTAATCTGTCGGGCCGCGACATTCGTCGTGCGTTTGCTGAGACTGGCGAAGGTGTGGGCATCGACAACAAGGTCGTGTCGTTCATTCTGCTCGCGACAGGCCGCGATGACGTTATGGTCATCGACCGCATTCAGCTCAAGAACCTGTGGGATGATGGTCGCTTCGAAGACTTCAACATCTGGGACGGCATCTCTGTCCCGGTGGTGAAGACGGCGGATGGAAACACAACGCGCTTCCCGCCAACCGAAGAAGGCCGCGCACAGGCGAAGGCATTCAAGGAAGCCAACCCCGGATCCGAATCCAGCAACGCAGCCGTCACCGGCTCGTCGCTTGCTGAAGCCACCTACGGTGCCAAGGGCATTTTGGTCTATGAGGCGATCGAAGATGCACTGATGAAGAACGTACAGGCGCTTTATGACCGTATCGGCATGGGCGATGAAATCATCACGCCCGGCATCTTCCACTGGGATACATGGGTGGCCCGCTCCAATCAGGAAGCCTCCCACGGCTCTCTTCCTGCCATTCTCAGGCAGGCGCAAGGCGTGGAGGATCCGCTGGCCGGGATCTACTCTAAGCAGGGCGACTACCAGACATATGCTTATGGGGCTAAGTATTTCCGTGGACCGGAAGGCCCCTACTTTACCATGCCGCTTTCGACCGGCGATGAGCTGCGCCTGAGCGTGCAGGAAATGCAGCGTTTGCAGGGCGAGCTGGCGGATTACACCAAGGGCGCTGTGCCGGTGCCAACTCCTGTCGTGACAAATCCTGTCACCGGCGAGCTGCGTGAGTTCGCCAATACCCCTGCTGGCCGCAAGGAAGCCAATGCCTATGCGGCTGAGCTGACGGCGGCTGCCCGTGAAGAAGCGCGTGCCGCTAATCCTTCGTTGTCGCGTTCAGAGATTACTGCTATAAAGGTACCTGTCGATGAACGCGGTTTCTCTGTTTCGTCGATAGAAGGACGACCTTGGTATGAAGACCAATCCATCAATCGAGAACGGGTCGATAAGCTCATCAGAAATGCAGCCCAGCGGTCAGAACAGTCTGCTGGATCAACTGCTCAAGCGGCAGTACCCAATGTCGCAGGACGAACAGTCAGCGAAGCCAGAAGTGCAGCAGGGTTCGAATCTGGACTACCACGCACGTATGGACAAGTGGCTGGAGGATCACTCCAACGAGTGGTAGCAAACGATCCACCGGCGTTCAGCGCGCCGGTGGTCAATGCGTTTGAACCAAACCCATCCGCGTCGTCAGTTTACAATCAAGCCAATCACTCGACCCCGCTCGTCTATGAGCTGGAGACTGGGTCACAGGCAGCAAAAGACTTCCACGCTGCGATCGCAAAAGCGAAGAAGCAAAATCCATTCGGCGCTGCGGTGACATTGTACAAGCCAAAAGAATACGCAGGCATGCGCTTGTTCTTGACGCCAGACGGCACGGCTGGTTTTGCACTGAAGGGTGACGACATCGTCTCGGTGTTCAACGCTGCGAACGGCCCGCATAGGAAAGTTGCGAACTCGTTGCTTGATGTGGCTATCTCGCAAGGCGGTCGCAAGCTTGATGCGTTCGACACCGCTCTTCCAAAGATCTATGCGGCAAGCGGTTTCAAGACGACATCGCGCATGTCGTTTGATCCGCAATATGCGCCACCCGGCTGGAACTATAAGACGTTCGCCGAGTTCAACGACGGTAAGCCAGACGTCGTTCACATGGTCTACGATCCGCGCCACAATGCATCGTATGATCCAAGCGATGGCCGTTTCTTCAAGGACTACGATGATGCTGTCGAGCATCAGAGCAAGGCCGTGAAGACAACGAACAACTATATTGATGCCACGCGCAAGGCATACGACAAGCGCATGAAGAAGGCGACGGAAGCAACGTCGTTCATACCCGGCTTTGCCAAAGGTGGGGCTGTTGAAAAGAAAACAGACTTCGGAGACCTGATCTTCGATGTCGCGCATCTTGCTGCGCGCAAAGACATCACCAAGCGCCAGATGGCGCTGTTGGTTAAGCTTGCGACAGGCGCGGATGCAGAATGGTCCGCTAATGTTGCGGGCCACTTGATTGGCGGCGATGGCACAAAGCTTCGACTGCATGCAGAGCGTCATCCAAAGATTGTGAAGGCTGTCGCACGCATCAATGAGATGCTCGGCGGCAACAAGTGGAAGGGGCTCACCGATGAGCACCCGCTCGCTGGTGCGCGCGTCAATCATGAGCTGATTGAAGAAGCGATGAACAGTGGCATGATCAAAGACAACGCCGAAATGAAGAAGGCGCTGCGCAAGCTCATGGAAGGATCAACCCATGGCTGACTTCACGCCGGAAGATCTCGGCAACATGGATGATGGTGCTGAGACGCAAGAGACGCTTGAGATCTTGCGTCAGTCTATCATTCAAGAAGAAGGCACCGATGCCAACATCGAAGAGCGTTTGAAGCAGCTCTACATTTGCCTGAAAGCGAACGAGATGTTCATCCTTCGCATTGGCAACACGGTGTTCTTGTTGCGCCCGATGGGCGGAACGTCCGTCGAGTTCCACGTCGCAACCATCGAAGATCCGAAGACGCTGATGGATCGCATGGTGACCGGCGCAAAGACGCTGAAGGGTTTCGGCTATACGCATGTGCGTTCTTACTCTTCCAATCCTGCATTCGTTCGCATGGCGAAGCAGATGGCATCGAGCGCGTGGGTGAAGCCTACAATCACGCAGCAGCCGCCACGGGAAAATGACAAGTTCCCCGTCTATCAATTCGATGCGGATCTTTAATCATGCCTGTTATCGCCGCCGTAGCCGTCGTTGCAGAAGTTGTTGGCGCAGTCGCAGGCGTTGAGCTTGCTGCTGGTGCGATCGGAAGCGCAGTGCTTGGTGGCGCTGTTGCGGAAAGTTCTGTCATTGCTTCTGCTGTTGGCGGCGCTGTGCTTGGTGCAGGAACAGGCGCGCTTACATCTGCGGTCACAGGTGGCAACGTATTACAAGGTGCTGCGCTTGGCGCATTGACGGGTGGTATCGGCAGCGGCGTTGCGCCAATCATTGGCGAAGCTGTGTCTGGAGCAATCGGTGCGGGATCTATTGCAAACGGCGTGACCACTGCGATCTCTTCATTGGTTGGCGGCACAGCAGGTGGACTAGCACAAGGTCAAGACTTCGGCGAAGCAATGCTAAATGCGCTGCCCGGCGCGCTTGGCGCTGGTATGTTCGTTGGTTCTGGCTTGAAAGATCTTCTGTCTGAAACTGTCGATGGTTTCTTTGATTCAACCGGCGATGACCTTGTCGATAACACAACAACAGATTGGGACGGTGATGGCCGTCTTACCAACCGAGATGTTGCGCCTGACATTGACGGCGATGGAAGAATTACTGAAGCAGACGCTGATAGATATATCGCGCGCTATGAAGGCGATGAGCCTGTCATTGAAGGTGAAGTTGGCGAAGTTCAAGGGCCGCCTATGCCGCCCGAAGACAACGCTACAATTAGCGAGCGCGTGCAAGCGCAGATTGATGCAAAGAACGCTGAAAGCTTGAATGTTCCTGAAGGTGCTACACCAACAAAAATTCTTGATCTTGCGCGTGAAGCGGCAAATCGCGGTGTGCTTGAGCAGTGGGCAAACAATGCTGACAATGCGAACGCATGGAACACTGCTGTAAAGAGCGGTCTTCTTGTCACTGAGGTAGGTCAAACAGACTTCCTTGACGAAGTTGTCGCAAAGAACAACGCGGTGCGTGCAGCGCGTCCAACATTCACTGCGCCAACACTGAGCGATGTGTCGTTCACTGAATCTCTTTATGATCCTGCTGAAGTTGCAGCTATCACGAAGAGCCCGCAGGCAATCTTTGAGATCATGGAAGCAAACCGTCCGACAACGGTCGAGGCAAAAGCGCCGAGCATCTATGATTACATCACAGAAACAAATAAAGCTTCTGTGCAGGCTGCTGAGAGAGCATGGAACCCGCCGAGCGCAGACACGCTGACGGCGGCTGATCGCACGCTCGCGCAGACAAGCGCATATGAGAAGTTGCAGAACGCTGCCACACGCAATCAAGAGATCATTGAGTTCTATCAAAGCCTCGATCAGAAGACGATGTTGCCGACCGAGAAGGCGAACCTTGCCGATGCGCTGCAAGCGCAAGACAAGATCATCAGCCTCATGGGCAAGTATGAGCCGACAATCGCGCAGGCAGCGCCGACGGTCGATTACAGCAACTACGGCATGACCGGCGAAGTGGTGCAGGCGCAGTCCGCACCCGTTACGCCGCAGGTCGTGGATGCGAGCGGGTTTGATCCGCTGGCTGGCCGCTCCTCAGTCTATGCGCCCACGCAGATGGTCTCCAACCCGAACGCCTACGGCATGATGGGCGAGCAGTCGTTCTACGGCGGCCCCCTGACACAAACTGGCACCGTGGGCGCGCCCAGCTCTGGCGCTATCGGCTCTGGTGACGTCGCCGGCTTCTTAGACCGCATGACTGCTGATGCCTATCAGTCAATGCTGGCGCAGCCCAATCAGGTCGCGGCTGCGCCAAGTTCTGGCAATATCAGCATCCCGTCCCTGACGATCCAAGGACCGGGGGTCACGATCCCCTCCGGCACTGGCGTCACAACCACGATTCCGACGATCACGCCAACGCCGTTGGCATCGCTGGGGACCGGCACCGGCACGACGCCCCCAATCCAGTCAGCCACGTCTACGCCTTACGACTATACGATCTACCCGAACTTCCAGCAGGAGCTGGAGAAGCAGCGCGAGATCGCCTTGGCTGGCACCGGCACGACGCCGGGGGGCACTTATACGGGCACGCTCAACCCTGCTGGCGGGCGCTCGCTCGGAGATATGTCTGGGCTAAACTTCTACAGTTACGGCATGGGCTCTGAGAACCCGTTTTATAGGGCGCCTGCGGCGGCCAAAGGCGGCTATTTCGACGCTGATGCATACTTTGCAGAGGGCGGGCTGGTTGCCCCTCCTAAGCCTCCTGTGCAGCCTACAGTGGCCGCTTATCCGACCATGGCCTACACGGATGGTCAGGGGCTCGTTGGCGCTGTTTCTGCCCCGCCGGCGCTCACGCCTTACGATATGTTCGGGTCCGACGCGCCGCATGCATCGCCCATGGCGCCCGCGCCGGCTGCCGCAGCGCCAACCATGACGCCTGACAGCCCGCTATTGGCTATGCGCAACGTCAATGCTACGCCTGTCGCGGCTCCGATATCGCAAAACCCAAATTTGGGGTACTCTCTCGGCATGTCGCCTCTCTCGCGGCTCAAGGGTTAATCCATGATTGATGACAAAGATCTCGGCGAAGAAGTCGAAATGGAAAACGACGAGATGGACGTCGAAGAGAACGACGACGGCTCGGCAGTTGTAACCATTGAAGAGCCAGAAATTGCCGAAGAGGCGGAGTTCTATGTGAACCTTGCCGAAGAGATGCCGTCTTTCGATCGTATGACGATCTCTTCACAGCTCCTTGAGTTCATCGAGCGTGACAAGGAAGCCCGCTCGCTGCGCGACAAGCAGTATGAAGAAGGCCTGCGCCGCACCGGCCTCGGCGATGACGCGCCCGGCGGTGCCAACTTCCAAGGCGCCTCCAAGGTCGTCCACCCGATGCTGACCGAGGCCTGCGTGGACTTCTCGTCCCGTGTTGGCAAAGAGCTGCTGCCGCCCGGTGGCCCGGTGAAAGAGCACATTCCCGGCGAGATCACCATCAAGAAGCTTGAAAAGGCAAAGCGCTCGCGCACTTTCATGAATTGGCAGCTCACGCACCAGATGCCTGAGTTCCGTCCAGAGATGGAACAGCTCCTGACGCAGGTGCCGCTTGGTGGTGCGCAATATCTCAAACTCATCTGGGATGATCAAAAGAGCCGCCCGACCGCGCTCTTCATCCCGATCGACGATGTCTATCTTCCCTACAGCGCGACAAGCTTCTACAGCGCAGAGCGCAAGACGCATGTGCAGTATCTCACCAAGATGGAGTTTGAGAAGCGCGTCAATACAGGCATGTATCGCGATATCAACCTTGTCGCGCCGCAAGAGCCTGATCTGACAGGGCCTGCAAAGGCCAACAACAAGATCGAAGGCCGTGAGCAAACATCGTACAATGAAGATGGCCTGCGCACCGTGTTCGAGATCTATTGCTATCTCGACTTCGAAGACAACTTTGGTCTCGCTCCCTACATCGTCACGATCGACCACACTACGAAAGAAGTTCTGGCGATCTATCGCAACTGGGATCCTGAAGATCAAAATCAGGAAGAACTAGTCCACATCGTTGAATGGGCATTCGTGCCATGGCGCGGCGCTTATCCGATCGGCCTGCCCCATATGATTGGCAGCCTGTCTGCTGCTGCGACTGGTGCGTTGCGTGCGTTGCTCGATAGCGCGCATATCAACAACTTCCCCGGCATGCTGAAGCTTAAGGGCGGATCGCGCGGCGGTCAGTCTGATCGTATCGAGCCAACGCAGGTCACCGAAATCGAAGGCGGCGTTGGTGTCGATGACATCCGCAAGATCGCTATGCCGGTGCCGTTCAATCCGCCGAATGCAGTTCTTTTCTCGTTGCTTGGTTTTGTGACCGAAGCAGCGCGTGGCGTCGTTCGCACGACATTTGAAAAGATGCAGGACCAGAACCCGAACCAGCCCGTCGGCACCACGCTGGCGCTGATGGAACAGGGCATGACGGTGTTCTCTGCGATTCATGCGCGTCTGCATAACTCCATGCAGATGACGCTGCGCGTGCTGCACCGCTTGAACGCACAGCATCTGACCGATGACTACATCGAGCAGGTCACCGGCGAAGAAATGTGCAAGGCCGAGGACTTCCAAGGCCCGATGGATGTGATCCCCGTTTCGGATCCAAACATCTTCTCTGAGGCACAGCGCTTTGCGCAGGTGCAAGCTGTCGCGCAGCGCCAGCAGGCGAACCCGAACCTGTATGATCCATACAAGGTCGAAGAGCTGATCCTGTCGCAGCTCAAGATCCCTGACTACAAGTCACTGCTAAAGAAGCAGCCTGAGCCGATCGAGCTGAACGCGGTCAACGAGAACCTCGCTCTGACGCTGGGGCGCCCGGTTGCTGCATTCCCGATGCAGGACCATCTGGCGCATTTGCAGGTGCATCTGGATTACCTCCAGAGCCCGATCTTTGGTATGAACCCGCTGATTGGCCCCGTGTTCATCCCCGGCGTGCTCCAGCACATCAAGGAGCACATGGCATACTGGTACTCGCTCAGCATGTATGAGCAGACCAGCGCGGCTGCGGGCGTGCCGCTTGATCTCTTCCTTGAGAAGAAGGACGAAGAAGTGTCGGCAGAGCTTGATCGCACGCTGGCCATGGCATCGCAGCGCTTCATGCCAGACATTCAGGCAAGCTTGCAGGGCGTGCCGCCGGTCATCCAGCAGGCCATGGAAGTCATGTCGCAACTTGGCCCGAAACAGCCGGTTGATCCGTCGCAGATCTTGCAGGCCGAGACGCAGCGCAAGGCGGCATACGATCAGGGCCGACTGGAGATCGACAAGGCGCGCCTTGATCGCGAAGCACAGCTCGATCAGATCAAGATGCAGGAGCGTCAGATGGAGATCGAAGCTAAGATGGCGATGAACCGCGAGGATAACATCACCGCCAAGGAACTTGCCGTGTTTGAGGCCGAGCAGGGCATTAAGACACCATATTCAACAGGCCGAGGCATCAACCCTAACCCGTGAGGAACATCATGGATAACAGCCTTCTCCCGCAGCACAAGCGACTCGCGATGGGCATGCCCGTCAACAACGAGCCTGCTGGTGCTTCCAAGAACATGACCGGCGACATGGTCAAGCCGCACAAGCCTTACGGTATCCACAAGAACCTTTCGGGCAAGAGCGACAAGCATGCGCAAAGCAAGCTCTCAAGCTTTGATGGCCGGAAATAAGTTCTTGACATGGTGCGGGCATGATAGAACAGATCATAAAGAGGCTACTCGAAGAGCAATCTAGAGTAGCCCACGAAAGCATGGAGCAGCCCGGCGACGGCTCGATATTCGAGTACGGGCGCAGGGCAGGGATCTACGCCGGTCTGGGTCGCGCACTCGCGATCATTGAGGAGACCTTGGCACAAGGTGAAGAGGACAGAGAGCATGACAAGTCTCGTCGTGTTAGCAGGGCTATCTACGGAGAATGAAGAACTTTTCCCAAAGGTGAGCCCAAATATCCGCCCGCATGGGTCTCGCATTCTGGTTCAAATCCGCCGCGTTCGCACAAAGAGCAAAGGCGGCATCATCTACTCAGATGACACCAAAGACACGAAGCTGGACAACACCTGCGTGGCGAAAGTCATTGCTGTTGGTCCGCTGGCCTACAAAAATCGCAACACTATGGAAGCTTGGCCGGAAGGCGCTTGGTGCAAGCCGGGCGACTACGTCTTTGTGCCTAAGTATGGCGGTCTCCGCTGGGAACGCCCCTGTCAGGCAACCGAAAACTACAGTGGCAAGGTTCAGTTTGCGATCTTCGACGACCTCAACATCGTGGGTGATGTTGAGAACCCGTTTGAAGACGATTGATGGAGGCGGCTATGAACAGCACTGAAAAAGCAGAAATGCAGGAAGAAGAGATTGAGATCATCGAGGGCGAAGAGCCGGTAGAGGAGCAGTCTCAGGAGCAGGAAGAGCAGGAAGACGAGCGTCTTTCAGAAGAACTTTCTGCCGATGACGAGGCCCGCCGCGAAGCTAAGCGAGCCGAGCGCCGCCGTCGCAAGGAAAACCAGCGCTATGCGCGGGACAAGACCAAGGAAGAGCTGCAATATCTGATCGAACAGAACCGCCTGCTCCAGCAGCGTCTTGAGGCGGTCGAAACCCATGCCATGACGGCCCAGAAGGGCACGCTGGATCAAAACTATCAGCAGGCGCTCTATGGCGTGCAGGCGGCTGAGCAGGCCCTTGCAAAGGCGATCGAGATCGGCGACGGCACCCGCGTGCCTGAGCTGCTGCGCCAGCGCGATCAGGCGCTCGCAAAGGCTGCTGAGATCAATCGCATGAAGGCCGGGTTTGATAATCCCGCCCCAAGGCAGACAGCGCCATCTGTCGTCGATATGAAAGCCCGCCAATGGGCTTCGGACAATCCATGGTTCAGGCCAGACGGCAAAGACTCTGACTCGGAAGTGGTGCGTGCGATCGACGCAACGCTCACCCGCGAAGGTCTGGATCCGACCACGGATGCTTATTGGGACGAGCTGGACAACCGTCTGTCGAAGTATCTTCCGCACCGCTTTGCAGAAGAAGAAGATTCCGGTTATAGTCAGCCTCGACAGGGCCGTCGTGGCCCGCCGGTCGGTGGTGGTCGTGAGATCAGCGCACCCGGTTCCAAGAAGGTTTATGTCAGCGCCGAGCGCGTACAAGCGATGAAGGATGCTGGCTATTGGGATGACCCAGTGATGCGGCAGCGCATGTTGAAGCGCTACGCTGAAGTGGATCGTGAACTTAAATCTGCACGCTAAATAGGAGCGAGCTATGAACCTTGGTAACGATGAACGCCTCAAGAAAACAACCGACACGACACGTCGTAGCCGCGCGATGGACGATCGCCGCGTAACAGAGAGCCGAGAACTCTCCGATGATGACCGCGTCCAGATGTTCCGCGATGCGTTTTATCAAAGCGCACTGCCTGATCTGCCGGAAATCCCCGGTTATCACAATCCTCGCGATCCTATTCAGGGCCGCTTCCGTCTCGGCTACGAGCCGGTAAAGCCCGAAGAGGTGCCGGGTTGGGAATATGCTTCCATCAAGACCGGTGAATATGCCGGCCTTATCGGTGTGAATGAGATGATCGCAGCTAAGCTCCCCGATCGTCTTTATTACCGCCTGATGCGAGAGGCGCACCATGACGCGCCACTGCGTGAGGAAGAACGGATCACATCCGACATGGATTCGATGGCAGAGCGTGCAGGTCGTTCCAAGAGCCGCATGTACGAGGACGATGGTATGTCGAGCTTGCGTGAAGCACCGCCTGAACCTGAGTTCAGGTAACCCTCACCTAGCAGAAGGAATCGAGAATGTCCTCGACCAATGCTCCTTTCGGTATGCGCGCGGCATATAGTCCGTCGGGCACTATCCGCGAAGTCGCTGGCACAATCACCAGTGGCTACAACACCGACATCTACACGGGCCAGCCCGTGAAGATCGGCACGAATGGCACCATCGAAGTCGCCGCCGCCGGCGAGCGCCTTGTTGGTGTTTTTGCAGGCTGTCAGTATCTCCCGACCGGCGCTCAGCGTCCTGTTATCTCGCCTTCATGGCCTGCTAACACCGGTGCGACCGAGATCGTGTGCTACTACACGTCTGACCCCTATCTGGTTTACGAGATTCAGGCCGATGGCGCTGTCTCGCAGGCAGAAGTGGGCCAGCAGGCTGACTTTACGAACGTCGCCAACTCCAATGGTCTGGGTTATTCGACCTGCACCATGGACGCCGCTACGTCGTCCAGCACGGCTGCGCAGCTCCGCGTCGTCGGTATCGCCACAGGCGTGAACAACGCTCCCGGTGATGCTTACACCGTCGTTCAGGTGCAGATCTCTGAGCACCAGTTCGTCTCAACTCAGAACCCGTTCTAATAGGGAGATCCGCACATGGCTACTCCAATGCGTAGTACGGACTTCCGTTCCATCGTCGAACCAATCCTCAATGAGGCTTTCGACGGCGTCTACGACCAGCGCGCAGACGAATGGAAGCAGGTGTTCCGTGAAGAGCGTGGCATTCCGCGCAACTATCATGAAGAGCCCGTCCTCTTTGGCTTTGGCGCTGCGCCTGAGCTGCCCGATGGCACGGCTGTCACCTACCAGTCTGGTGGCGTGCTCTTCATCAAGCGTTACCAGTACAAGGTCTATGGCCTTGCCTTCGCTCTGACGAAGGTTCTTGTCGAAGACGGTGATCACATCCGTATCGGCCAGACCTACGCCAAGCACCTCGCCCAGTCGCTGGTCGAGACGAAGGAGACCAACGCTGCCAACGTCCTCAACCGCGCCTTCAACGGTGCGTATGCTGGCGGTGACGGCAAGTCTCTGGTGGCAACCGATCACCCGATCGTCAATGGCACCTTCTCCAACCAGCTCTCGACCGCCGCCGCGCTGTCGCAGACCTCGCTGGAGCAGATCCTCATCCAGATCCGCAACGCTGTTGACAACAACGGCAAGCGTATCCGTTTGAACCCGACAAAGCTCGTTGTGTCGCCTTCGAACGTCTTCCAAGCGGAAGTCCTTCTGAAGTCTGTCCTGCGCACTGGCACGGGTAATAACGATATCAACCCCGTAAAAAGCATGGGGCTTTTGGATGGCGGTCAGGCCAACCTGTCGCGTCTTACCTCGACCACCGCTTGGTGGGTCGAAACCGACGCGCCGGAAGGTCTCAAGCTGATGATGCGCCGTCCGCTCGAAAAGAGCATGGAAGGCGACTTCGAAACCGACTCGATGCGCTTCAAGAGCACCGAGCGTTACGATCTCGGCTGGACCGACCCGCGCGCCGTCTACGGCACGCCGGGTGTCTAAAAAACACCGACAGGGGGGTGGCGAAAGCCACCCCTTTGTTGCATTATAGGGCCGGTCAAGCTTTTCAAGGAGAAGACCCCCATGACGCAGTTCTCAGACGATCTCTGGCTTGGTGCCGCTCTCGGCCCACAGCTCAATTCCTACGCAGGCCCCGGCGCTGTTTATTCCGGCGTTGGCCCTCTCGCCCGCACCTACATCTTCGACGCCGTCCCCGCTGCTAAGTCTGCGACCGCCGTGTGCGCCGCTCAGGCTGTTGCCGCTGCTGGCAACGCAACGATCAACGGCGCTTCTGCTTCTGGCGGTGTCGCAACCTTCGACTATGCCCGCGCTGTCAACGTCGATAGCTCGAACGTCGGTGACACGACCCAGACCGTGACCGTGACAGGCACGGACTATTGGGGTCAGGCCCAGACCGAAGAAATCGCGCTCAATGGCACGACGCTCGTAGCTGGCCAGAAGGCTTTCAAGACCATCACGCAGGTGGCTGTGTCCGCTGCGCTCGCTGGCAACCTCACCGTCGGCAACGAAGACATCTTCGGTCTGCCCTATCGCGTGACGGACGCTGGCTATCTGTTCCGCGTTGGTTGGGCTGGCGCTCTTGCTGAAGACGCTGGCACGTTCGTGGCTGCCGATACGGCAACTGCAACCGCCACGACGGGCGATGTGCGCGGCACCTACGCACCGTCTTCTGCTGCAAACGGCACGCGCCGCCTTGTGATTGGCATCGCGCTCACCGCTTCGCAGGCTGGCCCCAACGCCACCCAGACGGCTGCTGTCGGCGTCATCCCCGCCTAATAAGCAAGGGGGCCTTGTGCCCCCTCACTTTCCTTTAGGAGGGCCAGATGGTCGATACTGTTACGACCCAGACACTGCTCGACGGCGAGCGTCTGGTGATCATGAAGTTCACGAATGTCTCTGATGGATCCGGCGAAAGCGCGGTGACAAAGATTGACGTGAGCACGCTGTCTTCTAATCCAAACGGTGATGCCTGCACGGGCGTCAAGATCAACAAGATCTGGTCCACCACAACCGGCATGGCTGTGAACATCCTGTGGGATGCCACAACAGACGTGCTTGCATGGACGATCCCGCAGGACACCAATTACTACATGTGCTTCGGTGAGCACCTCGGCGGCATTCCAAACAATGCTGGCGCGGGCAAGACGGGCGACGTTGCATTCTCCACGATTGGCGCTTCGGCTGGTGACAGCTACAGCATCATCTTGGAATGCATCAAAACCTATGGGTGACGCATGGCGCGCTGGTGCATGGCAAAGGGCGGCTCTACGCCCGTTTACAAAACTGGTGGAGCTTGGACACGCGCTGAAGGGAAAAACCCTGAAGGCGGCTTGAACGAAAAGGGACGTGCGTCTCTTCGCGCTCAAGGTCATGACATCAAGCGCCCTGTGTCTGCCAAAGAAGCAAAGAGCAGCCCAAAGGCTGCATCTCGCCGCGCTTCATTCTGTAGCAGGATGAAAGGGATGAAAGCGAAGCTCACATCTGCTGAGACAGCGCGCGATCCCAACAGCCGCATCAACAAATCGCTCAGGAAGTGGGACTGCTGATGAAGTATTCCTTCGCTAAAGGCGGCAAGATCAAGCCCTTTTGGGAGAAGTCTTTCAAGGGTGAAAGTAAGCCGCTAACGTCTAAGCAGAAAACTGCTGCCAAAGCGCGAGCGAAGGCCGCTAGCAGGCCATATCCTAACCTCGTAGACAATGCTGCGGTCGCGCGCCGCAAGGAGAAATGACATGGCCGTCAAATATGTGAAGGACTTCGAGTTCTCTGAAAAAGCTGGCTTTAAGAAGGGCGGCTCTTGTGGCTACGAAAAAGGTGGCGCGGCTAAGAAAGGCCCCGGCGTCATGGTTCTCATTGGTCTTGGCAAACCCAAGGGCCCGATGAAGAAGTCAGAAGGCGGTGACGTTGATCGCCGCAAAATGGCTGAAATGGCCGAAGACGCTGCTGCAACGACCGAAGCAGAACGCATTATGCGCGGTCGAGGCGCCATGACTGATACAGAATCTCGCGCTCTTGCAAATGCTCGCGCTGCCAGCAAAGGAAAAGACGCGGCTTCTAAAAGGAAGGGCTCACCTTACATTCCCGGTTCCAACATTCCGGTTGGCGCAATTCGTGATCAAGGCGAGCAAGCCGCTTCTGAAGCAGGCAGCGGTGCTCTTACTGACAATCGTCCTCAATATGCCAAAGGCGGCAAGGCTGAAAAGAAAATCAGCAAGGTCATGACTGAGTTCAAGGAAGGCAAGTTGCACTCCGGCTCGAAAGAAGGCCCGAAGGTTAAGAGCCGCAAGCAGGCGATCGCGATCGCGCTTTCCGAGGCTGGCAATAGCAAGAAGGGCTACGCAGAAGGCGGTGTGAAAGTTGATCGCGATAACCCACTTCCGCTGCCGTCCGATGAAGATATGCAGAAGAAGGCTTGGGCTGACCGTAAGGCTCAACGTCGCGAAGCTGGCGACAAAACCAAGAAGCCTGTCTTTGCCAAGGGCGGCTACGCAGAAGGCGGCTCAAAGAAGCCAGCTCCTATTAGCCAAGAAGAGAAGGAAGACATCGTGCGCAAGGATCAGGCTCGCGGCGTTAAGGTCATGCTCGGCACGCAGGCTAAGGCCAAGGGCGGCATGGCAAAGCACGAAGACGTTGCCATGGACCGTAAGCTTGTGAAGCAGATGGTCAAGCCTGCCGCGTTGAAGAAGGCCATGGGCGGCCCTGCTGCCGCTCCGCAGTCGCCGCTTCAGCGTATGGGCATGCAAGCTCAGGCTCCCGCTATGGGCCGCGCCAAGGGCGTGCCCGTGGCCCCCCGCGCCCCTATGATTGCTCCTCCCTCCATGGGGCAGCGCGGTGTGGGCGTGAACGCAAAGCGTCCCGGCGGTCCTGACGTCGGCAAGATCCGCGCTATGATGGCAAAAGCCGCAACCGCAGCGCGTCCTGAATCATCCCCTTCAATGATGAAGAAGGGCGGAAAGGCAAAGTAAGATGGCCGTCTCTGGGACCGTATCAACGACAGTATTCAAAACGCGAAAGGTGATTGATCACGCCTATCGCCGCTGTCGGATTCTGCCTCAGAACATCACATCCGAGATGATCGAGACTGCAAAAGACAATCTCTATTTGCAGCTCTCGTCTCTCGGCAGCCAAGGCGTGCCGCTGTGGTGCATCGAGAAGGAAATCCTGCCGCTCTATGTCGGCCAAGCAGTGATCACGCCTTCTCGCGGCACCATGGACATCTTGAATGCCTACTATCGCTGGATGTCACGCCAGACAGGCATCACGCAGACGTCTTCGCCCGGCGGCATAACACAATATGCCTTCGATGGTGATCTCGACACATCATGCGCCCAGACAGGACCGAATGGTAATCTCACCATCATCTTCAATGGTGATCCTCTCGATCCACAGTCGCCCGTGCAGGTGACGACCGTTGGCGTCATGATGGCAACAACCGGCTCATTCAATATCGTGTTCGAATGGTCGAATGACGGCGTCACATGGACAACAGCACTCGCTCCCGGCGTCACCGCATATGTTGCGGGCAAGTGGCAGTGGTACGACATCGACGGCCAGCAGCCGGTTAACTTCTATCGAATGCGCGAAACGGGCGGCAATACGCTC